CAGAAGAATCTTCGAAATAATCGTGACCCACGGAAGAATCAAAGCAGACACCTAGCGCCTCCTGTAACAATGATGGTATGCCATCTTTACTAAAGTTTTTATCTCTACCTTCCATAATACCAATCGATTGAAGAATGGCATTATAAACGGCTTTATCTTTACAAAACTTTTCAGTCTCATCTAACAGCCAATCTTGGTTTGGCTTTTCAAATATATCTAACTCTTTTACTAACTCACTCGTCTCTTTAAAAGTACCCTCAGGTAAATTAGAGTTTTGTAATGTAATACCCAGCGCCTCAGTAGTTGGAGGTTTATTATACTTAACTACAAACTCGCTAATTATCTTATAGACGGTTCTTTCACTCTCATCCGTAAAGTACTCGGACTTTATAAACGGAAGAACCTTTCGCATGTAGTCTTCATTGTGGACTAGATTCCTTAGAATCGTTGTTTCCAGTCTGCTTGAACTCATTAATTGCTTCTCTCAAAATATCATTTATAATTACTTCAACAACTGCCTTGAAGGTATCGCTCTTTATGTCTTCATCGGTTATTAATTCAGGCTTATGTACTACGTGATAGTCAAGAGCAAGTTCGTTACTACCTTCGTCAGGCCAATCTAACTTTTCAATCTGTACAGTTACCCCATTATATTCACCATCTATAATTTCAAAGCCCCAATCCTTTTCACCAACGAACCAGGGTTTAAATAAATCATTCCTCAACATCAGCATACTCCTTGGTAATATCCTCATCACTCAAGATAGCACCATTAGCAACTTGATATGTAGTCTTTACCCACTCTTGGAATGAAGGCGACTGAAGGATAGGTAACCAGAACTCTTTAGTATCGCATTGCGCTGATCTAAATTTCTGCTCTTCTACTTCACCGGTATCTTTATTAACACGTGAATACCAACCGTTAGAAGGTTTAATAACGTGACCGGACTCTAAAGCCATATCCAATAATCCAGACCAACGACTGATACCACCGTCGTGACGAACAGTAACAGGGATCTTAGATTTCTCTCTAACATAACGAGACTTTTCAACGTTAATAATAAAGTTATAACCTACAACTTCAGTACCTTCTTTTTCTTGCTGACGTCCGAGGATAAAAATATTATCGGCAGCATAATAAGAACCAGTACCACCACCTACCACATCTTTAGCATACAACTCCATTGTCTTGTAAGTATGATTAACTACAATCATAGGTATATCTTTAAGAGACAGGTGAGGGGTAATCATACGGAACAAAGACTTGATCTGCTTTGCTCGTGACATATCGGCTACCGACTTACCTTCAAGAGCATCCTCGACTTCTTTCTTAGATGCTAGGTTACCAATAGAGTCAATAATAATAATCAGATGATCACTTCTTTCGACACCTTCTAACTGGGTCATTACATCGAACTTTAACTGCTCAATATTAGTTAGGGGGGTATGAATAACGCGCTTAGAATCAATACCGAAAGAGTCAAAGTAGGACTGAGGAGTACCGAACTCAGAATCATAAAAGAGTAAAGCCGCATCCGGGTACTTATCCAGATACGACTTCGCCATCAACAAAGAGAAGGCAGTCTTAAAGTGCTTCGAAGGTCCAGCCCACATCGTTAAACCAGGGGTTAGACCACCGTCCAGCTTTCCCGACAATGCAATATTAATTGCAGGGATAGAAGTAGGAATCATATCCTTCTTCTGAAAGAACTTCGAGTCGGCTAGAATAGCCGTATCCTTAATCGTAGAGTTCTTCTTAATTTTATCAAGTATAGACATAGTATAGTTCCTTATAGATCACTTATTATAATATAAATCAGACGTAAGGTCAATCGATTACTGGCACCAGCTTTGCTTGGCATCACCGTAATACTCACGAGCTAACCCGTTTTGAATTAGTCCTGCTCGAACGCTTTGTCCATTGACGATAATATCACCTAACACACGACCGCCAAATTTATCCCATGCGTATAATGTAACTTGTATCTTACCGCCTTGGGCGATCAACTGAGAAGTCCACTTACTGGCTAACTGTGCTCTTTGATCCTCTTGTGGGCACTGTGCTCTATGTCCTTTTTCCGGTGTATCAACTCCGAAGATACGAACTGCTAGTTCTGGTTTGAGTGGAGCAGGTAAGAATGGTGCTTCAATAACAATAGTATCACCATCACTTACACGTAAAATTTTTGTATCATAGGTTGCTGAGTTCTTGGGCATCTTTTGAGCAAAGGCCTGAGTAACTAATAGTAGCGAGAGAATTGCAATATACTTTTTCATCCGAATAATCCTTCTAGAGATGCGGTTTCTTTAACTTGCCAGCCAATACAGCTGAGTAAAGAGTTAAGGGGTTCGAGAAAAGACTTCTCAAACATTTTATCATAATCAATATACTCACGTATTTTAAATTCAGGAGGAACTTCACCTGCAAATGTAATGACGTGAGTACCAAGGGGATTAGGTTCACGAAGATACAAGAACTTAATCTTATCGCCTTCTTGAATCAGTTGATACTTCTTCTCTAGTCCCTTACTTGTGACCAGATGATTATATATCAGCGCCCCTCTCACGTGAATAGGGGTACCCTTCCTAAAGATACCATTTGAGTCAGCATACTCCTTGATACCATTAACGCCACGAGGAAAAGCAATATCTTCCGGGTCCAGGCTATGCCATCTGGCTTCCAAATCTACCACATACTTTCTCAAAGTAGTCTCGTCCTTAGTAAGCGCAATCGCTACCGCTTCCTTCAACGCCTTTCGAACCGGGGCAGGGGTAGAGGATCTAACAATCTCCATACCCAGTACTTTTAGTTTAGGGGGATCGTATGCAACACCCTCAGAGTTATAAACGTTAACAGCATAACGTTTCTTAGCAATCCAGATACCTCTATCGGCAATAATCTCACGCTTGAACTTAATCTTACGTTGGTAAGTATTCAGATAATTCGAAATAGACTCGCAAGCATCATTAATCGTCGGTTCAATTTGAGTTGCACAGTACTTGTCGAGTACGTCAACGATTGCTGACTTCTCTTTACCAGCAAGATTCTTCTCAACAAGAGCACCAAGAGTAATATAGGTAGAATCGGTATCAGCGTAAAAAGAATAATCAACATCCTTAGTACCTACTTCCTTATTTACAAATTCGTTTAGTTTTTTAGCAACCGATCTAATTAAAAACTGACCGGTCATGGTAATACCCTCGGCAATACGAATATCGTAATACCTAAAGTGAATATTACCCATTGCACCATAAAGTGAGTTCATCAAAATCTTAGCAGCCATCTGCTTAGAGTTAAGACTAGAAATTAAACCAAGATACTTTTTATCTTTAGTCTCTTCGTACTTAGCCTGAGCAGCCAACATCTCCTTCTTCGCCACCTGCCTGGAGGTAAAGTAAAACTCAATAAGTTCAGGAAAGATACCTTTCTTTTCTCGAGTAAAACTCTGCCCGTTCGCTGTCATAGACCAATTATTCTTCTGCAACTCTGATGTATTTACTTCGTGATCAATTAACCGCTGAATCGATCTTTCATCATCAGCTAAGAACTTTTGTCCATCTACCAGCGTCTCCGGAGACATATTCCAGGTCATAATGATTGAGGGGTACAAGGAAGTAGCATCAAAAGAAACAACCCAGTCGTAACGAGAAGGTTTAGGCTCCTTAACATACGCACCCATAATAGTACGATCCTTATCCGGGTCAACACCCGGGGGATTATGAACAATAATATTATCTTTCAACAACTTATTATACAGAATACAGTCCCAGGTTCTTACTGATGAAAAGATATCGGTATAGTTACACTTTGCATCGTAAGCCATCGTGAGAATCAAGTTAATGATCCTCATCTTATCTTCTAATCGGTCAACTAACTCTACGTCTCGAATATTATAGTCAACAAACAACTCCCAGTCCTTGGTATAGAACTCTTTAAATGTTGCATGCGGATTCTTTAACTTATTTTCCCCTAGCTCTTCCATGGCAACAGTATCTAGTTTATAATTCTCAACCATCTTATAAGAGAACTTCTTATATAGATCCATAAAGTCGAGAATAGAGATACCGCACCATTCATATGCCAATTGAGTACGACCACGGGCAGTAGGTACCTCATACTGCCTGATATAACCCCATGGTGAACACTCATTCAGAGCCTTCTCACCCAGTACTTTAGTAATGCGAGATGATAGGTATGCAATATCGAATAATTGACTATTCCAACCAGTTGTCACATCAGGGTAATCGGACTTATGGTGATTAATAAACTGACGTAGAAGATCGAATTCATCTTTACACTGAACGTATACAGAATTAGGTTTCTTACTTAGATATGGACCGCATCCAAACGTAGTAATTACCTTGGTATTAAAGTCTTGTACAGATATAAGGGTGACTTGTTCTTGCGCAGTCCTGGGCTCAGGAAAGCCGTATTCAGTCGTAGTCTCAATATCGATAGTTACAATCTTCATCAACGAAATATCGAATTCGATCGTATCAGGAAACATCTTACTGATAAACTGATAGCCATAGCTTCTATTACCGAAGATAGGGAAATTACTTACTTCTTTATATTGATCAACGAAGGCTCGAGCCTCCTTAATCGTACTGAACTTAATCTTTTCGAGATTTTCACCCCACAACGATTTAAATTCTGATGGCTTACCAGAACGAACATAAAGGGTGGGTTGGAAAGGAATCTTTTGATTTACGCGTTTACCGTCTTTAAAGCCACGGAAATGCACGTAATCACCGCGCGTATAGATATTGGTATAGAAGAGCATTTGTCTATTATATATTACCTTGAGATACATTGCAAGTATGTTTGGTTATAAATAAACATGTAATTCCAACAACCCAAAAGGTAAAAAATGAAGAACACCTATAAAATAGGCGCTTTCTTCGTTATGTCTATATTAGCTTCTGCCATATCTGCGCAGACTGTTTATGATTCAAAAACTCTGGTAGATACCAATAGCGCCTCTACCAGTACCAGTACAGTTAACAGTAATAATGTTAACAATAATAACAATCTTAACGTTAATAACACTGTTGTTGATAGTAAGTCTGTAAACGTCAACACTAACGTTAATCAGTCTACATCTACCTCTACTAATACCAACTTCCAGTTTGGTACGATGACTAACAACAATAATAATGTTAGTACATCAACATCGACCAGCGACAATAAGAATCTTAACATTAATGATTCTAAATCAGTCAGTGATAATAAAAATACCAATATTAATGTATCTAATTCTGTTAGCGATAACAAAAATTTAAACGTAAATACTTCTACAGCTACAAGTACTAGCGTGAACGATAATAAAAATGTCAACATCAGCACATCAGTTTCAGATTCTAAACAGATTATTGATTCTTCTAATCTAAACACAAACATTAACAAATCTGAAATTACTCAGAAAGTAATTCAACCACCTCCAACAGCTGTTGCTCCTTCTATGATGTCTGGTGGTAACAGCGATCTGTGTACTACAGGGGTTTCTGGTGCTGTACAAACTCAGATCTTTGGTGTATCAGGTGGGGGAACAACAAGAGACTTAAATTGTGAAAGATTGAAACTCTCTAAAACTTTGTACGACATGGGCATGAAAGTTGCCGCTGTTGCAACAATGTGCCAAGATCGAAGAGTGTTTGAAGCTATGCTAGCTGCAGGAACACCATGTCCTTATGAAGGTAAAATTGGAGAGCAGGCTAAAGCTGCTTGGGAAGCTAACCCAGATAAGATTCCAGTTTTAGAAGATCACAATAAGGACAAACAAAATGCTGCAAAAAATATTGGCTTGGGTGCTGTTGGCGCTTACTTGCTACACCGCATCTTCTAAAGCAGAAATTGTAAGCGTACCAATCCTCAACGGTCAGTTTACAGTTAATGTAATGACCGGTGCGGATGCGTACCAGTTACAGCAGATCAATAACAACCCTGCTGCTACTAGGTATAACATTAGTGATGATTCTAATGTCAATGTCCCTTTGCAGTTTACATTTCCATTCTTTGGTCAAAACTTCACTAACTCGTGGATGTATTCTAAT